CCCACTGTGTGTTACTTGATTTCAAAATCTACAAACCAACTATCCCCACAGAAGAACTAATCAATAGAGCGAAATACTCTAAAGATTCTTCCACACTCAACTACATCCTCAAAGCATTCAATTACGACTATCGTAATAACGCTGCAATTCCTAAGTTGATGCAGCAGATCGCCAAGTGGGATCGTAAATACCAAAGAACTATCCGAGCATCTCGTCGTCCTAAATAATATAGATAGTTTCTATATTAATAGGGAGTTTGAATGTCAGTTGGCACAGGTGGTGTAGAGTATGAGAACAAAGTTCTGGGAGTCATTTCCGAACAGATCCTCAACACCGACTTGAAAATCAAACCAGGAGGTACTGCTGCATTTTCTGCTGCAGAACCAGACCTCGTCCTTATTCGCAAATCCAACAATGCGATAATCAATATAGAAATCAAACAAGACAGAACTGCCCAGATGGGTGGTGGATCTTACAATTACGATATGGCTTCTGGAAAGTTTGAAGTCTCAGCAAAGACTGAGATTGATCCAGAGTTAGATAAAAAGATTGTAAGTATTCTGGATACAAAGAAAAAACATCTGGATGCGTTATTGGAATATTCAAAAGAAAAGAATCCTCCAGCAATTGCAGCAGGTATTCGAGGACTTCCATTAAAGTCCACAAAACATGTTTGGGAAGAACTAACAAGAGAAAGATTATTAGTCCCTCTCAATGGTAAAGTAGCAGTTGATAGTTCATTTCTTCATGCACATTATAAAAAGAAGAACTGTTATTATATTCAGATTGGTGGAGCAGGTTTGTATTACTTGTATACCAATCCGTTAAATTTGCCAGTGCCACAATTGCGTGTATCAATGCAAGTAGAACTAAGACTCGGTAGAGGTGGTTCTAAGATGGATGGTAAAACAAGAGAGCAAGTAGCCACAGGAAATATTCGTGCGCAGGGAAGACTGGACGGTAAAATGTTAGTCGCTTCACCATGGTCGCTAGATATACCTGGACATTTCGAAAAACTATTCGGTACGGTAAACTAATATGTTAAATTTCAGATCATTTCTTAAAGAAGAAACAGACTTACTAATTGAGAGAGCATTATCACAAGACTTAGAGTCTGATGATAAAGGTAAACTTCACGAGTTACTTTTGGCCAAGCATCTTCATCCAGATACACAGCTTCCACTGCATCATCGTTCTGAATCAGAAAATGAAGAACATGCTGGAACACCACAACAAGTTCACGATCGTTTAAAGAAAAAAATTGGCGATGCTGCTTATAATGAAATTGACGCACACGCTAAAGATACAGCTGAAGCACTTAAAAAAGATTTAGCTGCACAGGGACATATTGGTGATCATGCTCATATTGGTGATGTTCATTGGACATCAAATGCTGACAAACCAAATGTTGCAGGTGACCATGAAAAAACTGTTGGTGTTAAAGATGTAAATTCAAACGCTGATTTGATTCTAACTCTTAAAGATAAAGAAGGTAAAACAGTTGGATACCATGGGGTGTCAGCTAAGTATGGATCCAATGAACCAAACTATCGTAATCCAGGTCTTGACTCTATGGAAAAGACTGCTGGTATTCCAAAGGGTAGTTTAAAAGCATTAACAGATGCTCACCATCAACATATGGAATCACTTGGATATAATGGTTCTGCTGATCAAAAGAATATTCAGTACAAAATTGATAAAATGGGTATTGATAAAGCAAGAATTGAACATGCCAAATTACAAGGTATCGCTGCAACAGGCAAAACTTTAAGCAAGAAAAATAAAATTATGCATGAACATCTTGCTAAATTTATTGAAGGGCACGATAGTTTAAAACCAAAAGATCAAAAAGAATATTTGGAAACTTCGCAGGCTCGTGTTGCTGCTGCAGAGAAATCTTCTTTGGAAGCAAAAACTGCAGTTGCTAAAAAATTCCATGAAGGTCTTTCTAAAAAATCAGATGAAGAATTGCGTGATATTATTCGTCAGCATGTTTCTGCACCAACTTATATTCCACATACAGTTGCTCATAGTAAAGTTAAACCTGATGGATCTTCTGAACCAGTTATTAAAGCATCTCACAGTATTGCCGATGAACATTTGGCTAATGCCACAGATCTTTATACAGAACATCAAGGAAGTACAGTTGTTATTAAGGGTAGACACCCAGTGACTAATAAACCAGTTCGTGTGGCTACATTTGCTGTTAAGAGTTCGTCTGGACCACATAAGAGTCTAGTCGGTACTTTTGGACTAAAATAATCCCCTCAAGTCTGTAGGGTTATTGCTTGACAATTATTGCAACTTAGGGTATAATAGTAATATGATGCTAGGATTTAAAGACTTTTTGACTGAGGGTGCACCGACCGAAGAGGGTGCAAAACTTAAACACATTACTCACGCTGAGGATCGTCCACTGTTCCATGGTGCAGACGGATTCAATCATGCGTATAATGCTCTACATGGTGCACACTTTCATACCAAACAAGGTATGAACTCCAACAAATTAACAATGAAGTATGATGGTTCACCATCTATTGTTTATGGTCATAATCCAGAAAATGGTAAATTCTTTGTTGCTTCAAAATCTGCATTTAATAAAAACCCAAAGTTAAATTATACACCTGAAGATATCGAAAAGAATCATGGTCATGCTCCAGGTCTTGTTGAGAAACTCAAAGCAGGTTTAGAACATTTACCAAAAATTGCACCAAAGAAAGGTGTGTATCAAGGTGATGTTATGTATACTCATAATGATCTACATAAAGAAGGTGATAAAACTTCTTTCACTCCAAACACTATCACTTATACTGCTTCTGGTGATAAAGCCAAAGCAATCAACAAGTCAAAGATGGGTGTAGTTACTCATACCAAATACGAAGGCACTAACCTTAGCAACATGCGTGCTACTGGTAATGTTTCTGAAAGCGAATTTGGTTCTCATCCAGACATGTATCATCATACTGCTAGTTACGATGCTTCTGGTGCTAATTATTCTGAACAATCTCAGAAAAAAGTTTTGAGTGAATTATCCAAAGCAAAAACTATTCATGAAACTAATGGCGACAAAATGTATAAAGCCATACTTCCAGAACATAGTGGTGAGAATGGACATCTAGCAACTTATATCAATCATACAGTTCGTACTGGTGAAACACCTTCCACTGAAGGATTCGCTAACCACGTTTCTGGTCAACTGAAGAAGAAATTTGATAAGATTAAAACTCCTGCCAAGAAACAGGAAATTATTAATGATGCTGATAGACAGTTAAAACATATTGATAAAAACAAAGAACACTACGACAATCTTCTAAAGATGCATGGACATCTTGCCAATGCAAAGAATGAATTGGTCAATAGTCTAGAATCAAATGAAGGTTCTTATGCTCATGCCATTGGTGGTGTTGCATCGAAGCCAGAAGGATTCGTTTACAATCATACACACAATGGTGTAACAGAGCCAACCAAATTAGTTAATCGTGCAGAGTTTGCTCGCCAGAATCTATTAAAGTCTCGTGGTGAACCAAAGACAGAAGAAGTGCATCACACAATGGCATTTGGTCGTATGAATCCTCCAACTGCTGGTCATGAGAAACTTGTTCAGCATATGCATGATACTGCCAATAAATTTGGTGGTGGTCATACGCTAGTTCTATCTGGTTCACATGATACAAAAGATGGTAAGAATCCTCTAAGTCCAGAACAAAAATTAAAGCATGCTAAGAATGCATTTCCTGGAACTAATGTTGTAGTTGCAGATAAAGATAAACCAACTCTATTGCATCAAGCGTCTGAGTTACACAAACAAGGTGTGACGCATTTACACTTTGCTGGTGGCTCAGATCGTGCTCCAATGGCAGAGTTACTCAAGAAGTATAATGGAGTTAAGGGTGCTCATGGTTACTACAACTTCAAAGATATTTCTTTTGAGAACGCTGGTAAACGAGACGAAAATGCCAAAGGTGTTGAAGGTGTATCTGGAACTAAGTTAAGAGAACTAGCATCATCTGGTAAGAAAGAAGAATTCCACAAACATTTATCTTCTCAAATGAAACCAGAACACAAAGATGAATTATACAACGATCTTAGAAAGGCTATGAAATGAAGAAACTAATTTTAGTTTTAGCAGTAGCATTATCTGGTTGTGCAGTAATCTTTCCTAAGCCACATGATCCAGTTATGTTTGGTCAGGCAATCGATGTTAAGGTAGGACTAAGTAAGATTAGCTGTGAAGATAAATCCAACTGGCAATCAGTGTTGGATAAAGTAGAAACTCTCAAAGTCTATTCTGCTGAACGAGGTGATCCACAATCCGATGCGTTTGGAAAGATGGAAGAAGCATTAAAGAAAGCCAAGGATAGTAAGAGTAATACATTCTGTGAGAGCATTGTTAAACTTAATAGAACAAGAGCCGATGTAGCCATCGATGCTTGGAAAGGTAGAAAATGAGTATCCTTAACGACTTAAGAGAACAGGCTGGACTTGGTGGTCCAGCAGCAGCATTGGCAAACGAACTTCTAGTAATCCATGAA